AATTGACCTGCAACTTCATATGCTCTGGGCATTTCGCTTTCTTGAGCAAGTTCAAGAACACCATTTAATGCTTCTTGACCTTTTTCAATTATACTATATAGATTCCCTCTAGTGTACTCATAATCCTTTTTTACGTCATCAGAGTTAGATTTTACATTATCCAATTCTTTTTTAACAACTTCAGCCTTTACAATTTCATCTGAAACATTAAAGGTATCGTTTAGTTCGTCAAAGTTTTTAGTCATCAAATAAATCCACCATCAAATCCAAAGTTATCACCGTCTTCAATCAGAGCACTATCTGCACCAATTGGACCATAGGATGGCGCGGGTGATACTTCTGTATAGTCAATTCCCTTAACTTCCGCACCGGCAACGTGCTTCTCTGCCTTTGTATTATCTCTTCCTCTATCAACAGTGATCTTATTACCAGTTTTGGATCTAACGAATAATTCTTCATCTCCAATGAAGATGTACTTATCTGCCTTAATTCCAGAAGCATCTGCAACTTCAAACGTTTTTGCTGTTGCCGTAATATCTGCTGCCAATGTAGTGACAACATTGTCTGTATAAGACTTGAGTGCTCTTGCAGTAGCCGAATAAGTAACTTCTCTTCTTGTATTGGTAGTGTCCGCTCCAGTAAGATAACTGACAGTAGATCTCTTGATGATATCCTTGGATGCAGACTTGGTAGGTCCAAACAGATATGTCTTTGCGGTAAATCTTAAAGTGTAATATAAAACTCTTCTGGTAGTGAAATCTCCTTCATAATCGTCCTGCATTGTGATACCTTCTAACACAATGGGAACGTCTCTCTTCTCTTTAATTTGATCAACTAGTTCAATAGAAAGATTATATGCTGGTTGGAAATATGGTAGAATCTGCTCTACAATTTGAAGAGCATCATCATTGAGTTTAGTATAAACACTCAACTCAAACTGCATATTATATGGAACTGGCATGTATGTTTTGCGCGATTCAGTCCCATCATCTTTATCTTTTGCAGTAAATGTTTGAGTTGTGGTTACTTTTCTGCTGGGATCGTAAGTAAGACCAGTAAACTCAAAGGACATTCTTGGCAATGTAATTGCCATGGGTTTATTCAGATCCGGTGACTGCTCAATTCTAGCTAAAAACTTTTGAGTAGGACCATATGCCAAAGGAATTCTTACAACAGAACCTTCTTGCTGGATCTCCATAGAATTAAACAGAGTTCCAAAACCAATTGTAAAAGTATTCAAACATGATTAAACTTTAGACTATTACATGCAGTAAAACTATTTAGGGTATTCCAAATGGATTCTGTTCACTGAAGTCTAATATGGCATCTGCAGCAGTTTCAATATCAAAGTTATCTGCGTATGGATCATTATCGACGGTCTTATTGATAATCCTCAGAGTTCTTGTTGCTCCTGAAGTTGATCCAGTTATGGTCTCTCCTAATGAGAATGAACCAGAGACCGCAGAAATTTCAAGTACATTGGTTGTAGAGTTCCATGATCTTACTCTTGCAGTTACTCCAGATGTGGATCCAGTGAGAATTTCATTAAATACAAAATCTCCACTAGAAGTCGAAGATGGTTCAGAGATGGTAATATCTGGTGGAAGTATGTATTTGTTTCCACTATCAGTGACGTTGATACTAGTAATTGTTCCTGCTGCACTAATAACAGAAAGTCCCGTAGCAGTTGCTACGCCAACAACTTTATCGATGTAGTTCTTATCGCCTACAGTATTGGATATAGAAACTACAGGAGGTGATAAGTATCCACCACCACCATAAGTTATATTAATTCCAGTAACAATACCACAATTATCAATGCCAAATTCAAATACTGACGTGGCAATTCCTACGTTAGTTGGAGCCTGATTTATAGAAACAGTATTTGTTCCAATGGATGTAACAAACGTATCTGTTGGTACAAAGTTATACAGATCACTATAACCAACACCAAGTCTTACTCTATCTCCAACAAGAATATTTGTCGTAGTAATACCTGTAATAGTTGTGGTTCCTACGCCAACCGTTCCTTGAGTTTTGACAGAATTAAATCTAATGGTTGCAATACCAGTTGCTCTAAATGCTTCATTTGCTCCTCCAGGAGCACCGATAGAAACAGTTGGAGCAGAAACATAACCAAATCCACTATTTCCAATGCTAATAGAACTTACTGTTCCTGCAACAGATACTGTGACCGTTGCAGTTGCTGTTGTTGCTGCAGTGGATCCAGAGAAAGAAATTGCAGGAGCAACAGTATATCCCACTCCGATAGTTGCTCCAGTACCAACACACCATGGATCTGTAGTGCTATTAAATCCAACTGCAGTTACAATACCTGTAATTGGATGGATTGTTGCAATACCAACAGCGACTTGAGTTGGAGCCTGCATGGTTCCAGATGTGGTGATTGCAACAGTAGGTGCAGTTCTGTATGCTCTACCTGTGGTACTAAAGGCAATAGAACCTGGATTTATAGATGACCCAGCAATTCCTATAGTTGCAGAGGCAAAACTGACTCCTGGTGCTGAAATAGATACCGTTGGAACATTAGTGTAGAATTTGCCACCTGTAGTTAATCCAAGTGTTGCTACTGTTCCTCCAGTGAGACTAATGTCATCAAGAGTTGCTGTTGCAGCTGCATTATTTCCAGTTCCCGTTGGTAAGGAGAATGTAACTGTTGGTGCCTTGCTATAGAACACACCACCCGTTGTTCCTCCAGGGAACAGATATGCAGTTGCACCAACACTAACAGTGGCAGAAGTTACACTTACACCTCCACCAACTACTGGGTGAACTAAAGTTGCTGTTGCAGCTGCTCCAACGTGCTTTGGACGTGAGAAAGTCACTGTTGGTGCTTCAACAAATCCTCCACCAGAATTGGTCAATGTTACTATACCAACGCCACCAACTTCAGAAAGAGATGCGGATGCAACAGCACCAGAACCAGTATTATCAGTGGTGCTAAAAGTTACTGATGGTGCAGTTGTATATCCAGATCCAGCGTTTGTAACATCAACTCGTTGAACTGATTGGAATCTTGGATTAACATTAAGGTTGCAAACATTAATACCACCAATCATCGATGCAATACCAACTGCTGTTACTCCTCCCGATGGTGCAGAAGTTATTTCAACATTAGGAACCATTCCATATCCACCACCTCTATTGGTAATAGTAAACTTTCTTATGCCACCAATTACAATTCCAGAAACTGCAGATGCACTAACTGCATCTCCAACCATAGTAAGTGTTTGAGTGACTCCCTGAATGGTACTAATACCGTCATCAGTAACTCCATCCGACTCGTCACCTAGCAATTCATTATCAATCTCATCGATTCCTGTTGCAATAACCTCATCTTGATACTGGAAGAGTTCGCAATACAGTTCATAAACATAGAGACTTTGTAATTGATAATATGGTTTTGCATATTCAATATCTTTAATTTCATAAAGACGATCATCTAATGGAAACCAAATTAAATCTCCACCTTTGGGGCGAGTAGAAAGTTTTATATTTGCTTTTCCTTGAATCAATGGAGTAATATAGTTTTCATATCTTTCTCTTGATATAATTAGTCTTACTTCATCTTTTGATTCAATACCAAATTTAGATAATACATCTCCTGCTCCAGAGTATGCATCATAGTTATCTACATATGCTTCAATAGGCAGAGCTTCATCAAATTTGGACTGAACAACTTCCCTAATGATAGTATTTTCTGACATATACTTTCTTGGGATATAGTATATGTCAACACCATACATCCTCAACTGTTCGTTGATCAGATCCTGAACAAGATTTTGTTCAGAAGAAGTGCCTTGAGTAAAAAATGGATTTAACATCAGCCTATCATGTCAAGAGGTGGAAGTTCATAGGTACTTGACATTACCTCTCGGATCTTATCCAACTCTTTCTCTGCGTCATCATATATTTGTCTTCCATTAAGTTCGATACCACCTGGAAGTTTAACTCCCTGGAACTTAATTAGATTTTGTCCCCACTGTCTCTTAATCAGTGCTGTCAGATAACGTTTTAGGAAAGCGTCGTTATAAACTCTTGGAAAATCATTGGGATTAAGTAATCTATAGCAATCAATAACCAAGTAATCATCTACACTGACACTTGCCCAGTCAATATCCAAGTAAAGTCTATCTGTTCTTATATTAAATCTAATCTGCTTCTGTGTTGTTAATGCAAAATCGATATCCTCAAGATACCTCTTTGTCATTGCATAGGTTAAAATTTCTGTTGATCCAAAGTAGTAAATATCATTCAAAAATAACTGATACTTAATACTGAACATATTGTTGGTGGTTGTGTTGGAACCATCAAAGTGATATATCTTAGTTACGCCTAAAACTTCTGGAGGAACTTGTAAGTAGTTGCTGTTTTCCTCAAATGAAAAAGATACAGACTGTCCATCAATCGTAGAAGTTGCAGTTGTAGTTTCAAGACCAATAGGATTATCTCCGCCTCTACCTCTTCCCCTATCAATATCCGCTTGAGTGATTTTATACTTTAGAAACGTGTTAGTTGTGCCGTCATAGTCGCGTTCCTGGAACACCTGGAGGGCATCATCAACCAAGTCATCAATCTGCTCATCGGCAACG